TCAGGTGTAAAGCTTAATTTTGGCAAAGAGGAGTGATGATGAAACGAGTCGGAATTTACAGCATACGCAACACGATAACCGATCAATCATATATTGGTCAGTCTGTAAACATTGCCGATAGGTTTATTCGTCACCGTTATCAACTCAATAAAGGCGTTCATAGAAACGTCTATTTGCAAAGAGCCTGGAATAAATATGGCTCGGACGCTTTCGTTTTTGAAGTAATTGAGGAATGCAACCCATCAGAACTGGACGTGATAGAAGAACGACATGCTATGGCAAGAGAGGGTATGTTGTACAACATTAGTTCAGATTTTACTTCGAGGGCAGGTAGCAAAAATCCCTTTTATGGCAAATCTCATACTGAAAAATCCAAAAGACAAATGTCTGAATGGAAAAAAGCTCATTATGTTGGCAAAAACAATCCCAACTATGGTGGCAAAGGCAATGGAAATATCATGAGCAATCTCATGAAAGGGAGCAAAAATTGCAACGCTAAACTACAAGAGTCCCAAGTTCGTGAAATAAAGCAACGGTTGAAAAAAGGCGAAGCACACCGTTTTATAGCCGAAGATTACGGCGTTTCACGCACGGTAGTGACTCGAATCAATTCTGGTGCCCGTTGGTCACACATAAAGGAGGAATAATGGCCGTTGGATTCGATGCTGGTACATATAATCTCATCACCTGCAAACGCAACAACGAAGGGGATCTCGTTTACAAACGAGAAGTGAATGCCTTTTTAGAGATGGAGCTAGAAAATCAATTCGTGTTCAACATGATGAAAAAAGCAGGAGTTCCACTCATTCACCGAGAAGATGTGAATAAAGCATATGCTCTTGGCGAAGCTGCCATTAACATGGCATATACGATGAATCAATTGGTCCTGAAGCGACCTATGCAAGATGGTTGTGTCAATCCGTCTGAGAAAGACGCATTTCAAATCATGAACATCATGATGCACAGCCTTATGGATAATGTAACCCATGAAAAAGAACTTCTGTATTACAGTGTCCCCGCAAACGCCATCAATGCTGAAACAGATGCCGAATATCACGCTAAACTTTTGGAAGCTATTTTCAAGGCATACAAGTCAGACAAGGGTTATATGGTAGACGCTCGACCAATTAACGAAGCAATGGCTCTGATTTATGCAGAGTTGGGCGATAAGATGTTTACCGGTATTGGTGTGAGTTGCGGTGCTGGAATGGTTAACGTGGCATTCTCTTTGTTTGGTGCAGAAGTGTTCAGTTTCTCCATCGTAAACTCAGGAGACTGGATTGACAAACAGGCTGCAAGAGCAACTGGTGAATCAATTGCTTTTATCAACAAGGAAAAACACAAGATCGACCTAAATAAAGAACCTACCACTCTTGTGGAACGAGCTATTAAAACTCAATATGAGTTGATGATCGAAAAGACCATCGGCGGAATTAAAACAGGCTTGGCTGAAAATCAGGACAAGAAAGCTCGACTGGATCATCCAATCGATGTTGTAGTTGCTGGTGGTAGTGCAAGCCCTCCAGGTTTCGATACTTTGTTCAGAAGCTTAATAACAACTTCGGAAATGAATGTCGATATTGGCGAAGTAATTCGACCAGAAGACCCTATTTATTCGGTGGCAAGAGGATGTCTTATTGCTGCTGAAAACGCAGGAAGCATTTAACTTAATTTAGAAAAGGTAATGAAATGACAGAATGTATTCACAAATTCGTGAACGATCTCGGAGTAGCTGCTTATCTCCTCATGCATGGCTATGCTGTAATCGGAAAGCGGGGAAGATCGATTTATTTCGAGTGTGCCAATGAGGAAGAAGCACAAGGGTTTGACAAGTTGTTATTGGAATACCAACCTCCTTGTGCATTTTACACCTTCGACTCTTGTTTAATGTTTCTCAAAAAGATTAATGAAGTCGTGCCAGAAAACCTTGATGAAAATCATCACAAGGTGGTTTCTGATTTGGGCGTGGCCGCTTACCTTCTGATGAAGGAATATGGAGACAACAGTCTGGGAGTTAGAGTTATTGGCAAAAAAGGCAAATATGTCTATTTTGAGCACCCAGAGGGTAAGGGCGATGATTTTGAGAGGCTTTCTTATCAATATCTTCCTAGTCCATTCCAGACCTATGATTCCAATCTCATGGCTCTGAAGAAGATCGGAGAGTATATGCCAGGCAAAAATAACTTTGTCTAAAGATATATAATCCTACAAAGCCAGCACAGAAGAGGGAGAATAAGCTATGCGAAGTTTTGCAGAATATCGTCAGAATCAACTTAGACAATTCATTCGAAGTGGAAGTTTGAGAGAAGGTTTCGAGAAACATTTTGAAATATTGCGATTAGATTTGCTGGAAGCTATCAAACTTCCACTTTGTCCACAGAATTCTATTCTGGCAGAGGTTCAATATAATCAATCTCGCAAGCAAGATTATGCTCAAAACCGTTATTTGATTGAGCAAATGGTTCAAGTTTGCAAAGAAGATTTTTTTGATGAGTTGATGATTGAAGCTCAAAGTACTGGAGCGGATCTAGAACAATTCAAAAACGAACTCGTTACTAAAATCAAAGAATTCTTAGATCAGCTTCGTGCAGATGTTGGTGTAGCAACTCAAGGTGGACGACAGGGTGATAATGTTGGTGCCGGTGCTTCTGCCGGTACGGGTGCTTCTCCCGCTGCCACCCCAGGTAGTCCACAAGCTTCAGGTGGTGCTTCTCCCGCTGCCACCCCAGGTAGTCCACAAGCTTCAGGTGGTGCTTCTCCCGTTGCAACTCCAGGTAGTTCACAATCTACAGGTGGCACTTCTCCCGCTGCCATTCAAGGTGGTTCACAAGCTCCCCGTGCTGGTAATAGTGCTTTGCCTAGATGGAGTGACCATCGAGGCAACACAAGACCAGCAGTAGATGGTGGATATCAGCCAGCAACTTATGGAAGTAAAACTCCAACAGATGGCATTAGAGGCGGCTTGAGTCGTTTGTGGCGTCGTGTCACTCGCCCCGTTCGTAGGATTTGGCACGGCGACCCTAACCGTGAAATGTCCAAAGAACATGTTGAAACTTTACAGACTATTTTTGATGAAAACAACACTAATATAGCGGATACCATTGATCGTTTCGAACAAGAAATCATTCAATTTGTTAATCAAAGAATTAAGCAAATCGTTCGCTCTTTAGCCGATCCCAATGCAGCTAATGTTGTTCCTGGTGATCCTAGTGCTCCTGGTAATCCTGGTGCTCCCAATGTTGTGGGCAATAACGAACAAATTCCAGAAACTCCAGAAGAAGAAGCTGAGCAAGAGAAGGAAGCCCAAAAAGATTTAGCCCAACAAAATGGAGCTACACCGGAAGAAGCAGAAGAAGCTGGACAAGAAGCCGAACAAATGAAATTAGCACAACGTGCAAAACAAGGTGCTGATGCTCTTGGTGTTTCTCATCCAGGTTTGGATAGAATCATTCATGGTTTAGATGCTGGACACAAACGTATTAAAGGTGGTGGTGATAAACTAAACATCTCGCCTAAAGGATGGATTGATACCACTACAGGACAACCTTTGGGTGGCAGTGCCAGTCCCGTAATGAGAGCTATTGTAGACAAGATATTTGATCGTTTGGCACAAATGAATCCTGCTTTAGAAGCCGATGTAGAAAATGCGGTGTATACTGGCAAGGGTAAAAATAAACATGAACGAGTAAAAGGTATAGCTGGAAGAAAATTAAAAGTTGTCAAAAATGCTTTGAAAATAGAGGGTGGAGCTAACACAAATACAATTGGTCAAATGTTAGCAAGATTCGGAAAAGCTCACTCAGAAGGATCATGGGATTTTGCTGATGCACCAGCCGCAGCCGCTAATCCAGCCGCTAGTCCAGCCGCAGCCGCCAAACCAGAACGTTTGACTGCTCCGGGTGAACAACCAGCAGAACAAGGAATGACTGCTCCTGCTCCTGCTCCTGCAAAACCTCCAGTTGGAGGACCAGAAACGGTACTAGCCAAGTGGAAATCGCAAAGTCCTGAAACACTTAAAAAGTTCGCACAAATAACCAAGTCCGATGGGCGTGATCTCAAAGCTGAAATTGCAAAATTTCTAACAGCTAATGAAGGAGATGTAGATGATACAATTGAAGGGTTCATGAACTACACGGCATCACTACCAGATCCAGAGCCCGAACCAGCAGCCAAACCAGAACGTTTGACGGCTCCTGGTGAACCAGCAGCCGTAGAACCAGCAGATATTGGTGGTGAGGAAGATGGAATATTTGCTTTTACTCCCGAAGATCCAATGGGATACGTTAAAAGCAACATGGAACGTGCCAAAAATAAAGCCGTCGAAGAAGCGGATTTGACTGATGAAGAAGCTGCTCAAATAGGGAATATTGGTGTTAGAAAAGCCAATAGAATGGCTGATGCAGATGAGGCCACAGCCGATAACTTCTTGTATAGTTATGTTGATGCAATCAATAAGAAAATCGTCAAAATACTAAAACAAAGAGGTCAAGCAACACCTGAAGCAGCACCTGAAGCAGCACACCAAGCAGCACCTGAAGCCGTACCAAAAGAGGCACTACCACAAGATGCTCTAGGCGACAGTGCTGCTCTCAAACCCAAGTTAGGCGATAACATGGTTGCTCCTAGTGGTGGTGGTGATGAGGAAGAAGATGAGGAAGAAATTGTGGATGATGAAGGTGAAGCAGATCTTTCTACCCCCAAAGGCAGGATATCTCAGTTCGGATATGATTACGAGAATCCCAAATTTAGCGATCCCGAAGATGGACCAAGATTAGCTTTTACAAGTAAATTCCCCAGCCTTAAGGGTTTAGCATCTCAATTGTCTGATGCGATGACATCTAGAGATGACTCTGATACCGCTGAATTTATTGAGCTTTTGAAATGGCCACCTGAAGATGAGTCAGATCTGGAAGAAGAATTAATCACTAGAATCAAAAGAGCACGAGGTGAAGAAGTTGAACAAACTGGCGTTCCATTAGAAGATGAAGACGCAGATGATGTGTGGGACGATGAAGAAAAATGGGACAACAATATGCGAAGAGAAAGTTTTAAGCGAAAGATTGCAGGACTTAAAAAGAAGTTACTTTCGTAATTTTTTATAAGCCTCGTAATTACGCTTAGTGTTTTCTGCAAGTTCTTCCAAGCTTTCAATGTCCACAAAAGCAGTTTCACCCCCTGGTATACTGGGGGGTGTTTCTTTTGGTGTGCCTGAAATATCTGGTGTTGCTTTCTGTCCAGTACGATTTTCATATTCCTGAATTAATTTGGCGTGTTCGGGATCACTGGGATTTAATTCAATTTCCTGATGAATCGAAATAATGTGTGGCATGGCAAAAAAACTGATCATTTCTTCGTTGTAAGGGTGAGTACCCCAAATACCATCAGGACTTACCTCTTCTACTCGAACTACAAAATGTTCACGAGAAATTTGCTCATCAAAACTACGGTTCATAGATGCCGTAACAATGCTACAAACCCTGCCTTCAAAATACTTCATTTTTACGAGTGTTTTACCGTTCATGCAATTATCAGAGTAAGACCATAGATAATTGCGTATATTAAAGGTGGATGCATTATGAAATTTCGAGATTTTGTCAACGAAGAAACCAAAAAGGGTTGGAAGGGCACAGTTCGTGCCATGATAACTAAGCATCCCGATAAATTTGATGCGGACGCTGACAGTGATGACAAAGACGGCAAAATGAATCCTTGGGCTATTGCTCATTCCATGGATAAGAAAGGCGATAAACCTCACTACAAAGATCAGAAGAGTTCTCTGGAAGGTAAGCCCAAAAAGAAGGAGAAGTATAAAGAATGGTCTCCTCAACCCCAAAGGCCCCAGCAACCTCAGTCACAAATACCTCAGATGCCTCAGCAAGGGCCTTCTGGACAACCACAAATGCAACAGCCTCAAATGACCCCACCGGGTCAATCACAGCTTCAGCAGCCTCCACAAGGTCAGCAACCGGGTCAACCGGGTCAACCAGGACAACCGGGTCAGCAGCCCGGTCAACCCCCACAAGGTCAGCAACCTCAACCGGGTCAACCCCCACAAGGTGGTAAACAAGGACCAAAGTTTGGTAACTTTGAAGATTTCCAAAAATACGTGGATGGAATTATGCAACAAAATCAGACCGATCCACAAGTAGCCCAACAGGCTTTACAACAAGCTTTAGCTTAAGAAAGGAATCCCATGCCTGGAATTAGAGGTAAGAATAGCAAAGTCAAACATGGTTTTGGAGCACCCGGCTATACTCCCAGAATGAAAGCACAACCCACAGAAGAAGCAAGCATCCCTCTGTGGCAACCCGATGGTTCCATTCGCTACGTGTCAGATGCCGACTTAGTTTGGTTGATCGAAAATAAGAAAGTCGATCTTCCCATGCCTAAACAGAAAGCGAAAGCAGATAATCTGCCGTCATCGGAGTAAACCTCTTCTCAAAGCGAAGCACATAAGCATTTAAGGTGTAAATGTTCCTCTGCACTAGAAGCTTATTCCAATCTTTGTAAATGGTTGGTGGTCGCACATAATAAACCTCGGGAAAACCAGCTTCCAAGAGTGTAGCACCCACATTAATCATAGCTTCACGACCAGACTCATCTGCGTCAAAGGCCAAAACTGGGATATATCCACGAATTAGTTCTATTTGAGCGGGAGAAAGAAACTTGCCGCCAACAGCACATCCCACAAGATTGGCTAGAGATAAACTGATAGCATCAAACTCGCCTTCCATGATGTATATCCTGTGCCCAGGATCAGGCCATGCTGTCATATAGAGAGCGTTCTCTTGATCACCATGTTCGGGCTTGGCATAACGAAGCACTTTTGGAGAAGGGCTCATCGTGCGACCATTCCAAAAAATCAAGCGTTCATCTCGATCATACCAAGGAATTATGATTCTATTTCCACATTTCTCATTCTCTGTGCAAACATAAAGACCTTGCGTGGGAATTTTACGTTCTCGCAGATATCGTCGAGCACGCACACGCCAATGATTACTGGGAGACATTTTGTCAATTAAGAAGGTGTATTCGGGTAATTCAAACTCTTCAGGCTCTTCTTCGATGATTTCTTCTACTTCTTCTCGATACCCAAAGAACTCATGAACTTTTCGCTCTAACGCTCTTAAAGAAGTGGTTCCTGTGATTAATTCTTCAGCTTCTTCGTAAGTAATTCCGTCAACTTCAGATACCAAACCGACCAGGGAACCCATTGAATCGGTCAACCAGCAACGGTAAGCACCACTATCAATGTTCTTCTTGCCGCCACTGGGATTCATCCAAAGATGATACTTGTTGTCATCTTTCCCCAGTTTTTTCAGAGAGAAAAAACTGTGAGTGCAAATCTCATTACCATGAGCCGTGTGGCGTATTTTAAGATTTTCTTTCCCAAAACTTCCTTCGCACCATTCGTAGAATAAATCAAAATCTACAGCCATTCTTAATTTCTCCTTTTATGCTTGTGTTCTAACTGATTTTCTACGATAATGCAACTGAGAAACGACACAATAGTGTGTCTCTGAAAGGGAAATATGTTAATCAATCACCAGAGTGTATCTAGAAAAAAGTGTTTCGATCAGTGCGCCCAACAATACAAATTCCGCTATCATATTAAGGTTCCTCGTCCCGGCGTAGAACCTTTTTACTTTACTTACGGTAGTATCGTCCATAGAGTTGCAGAACTTTACGTCTTAAAAAAGGGTGAAATCTCCGTTGCTGATATTGCCAAGGATCTTCTCGGAGGCAAATACGATCTGGATGATCAAGGTAGAAAATGTCCAGTCATTCAAGAGGATTATCAGAAAAAGTTCCAGAAACACCTTCGGGCCATTCAACACTTAATCGACAAGATTGGAACAGAAGGTATTGTGGAGTATCGATTCGAACTCGATCTTGATCCACCTCATGGACGAAAGATATTAGGCTTTATTGACCGTTTGATCATCAAAAATGACAAAGCCTTTATCATTGACTATAAAACCACCAAAAAAGGTAAGTGGCGAGTCACCCGAGAGACAGTTAAATCTGATCTGCAATTGCGTGCTTATGCTAGAGCCGTTCAACTAGAGTTTGGCATTGATCCCAAAAACATTAAAGCAGCAATGTATTATGTAGAAGGCGAAAATCTGATTGGTTGCTGTTATAGCGAAAAGTCGTTACTCCAGGCAGAGAAAGAGTTGCTGGATTCTTATCGCTTGATTGAAGCGGCTGATGCGGATAAAGTGTGGGGCAAAGTGGGATGGCATTGTAAAAATTGTGATTATGTTACCCTTTGTCCTTTCTACAATGGCAGCAGTGGCAACAATCCCAAATGGGATGGAAACATGGATAGTCTTGGAGGAGGTTGGTGATGAAAGACGCCTTTGGCAAACCCGTTGAGTTGGGTGACAAAGTGATATACAGCACTAAATGTGCAGGAACAGTTTATGTGATTGGCAAAGTATCCAAATTACATACCTGTTCAGTAGATAACAGTAAGTCTTATTATCCACCAGATCGTGTCACGATTGTGCCTGAGATAACCACAGGATTGGCTGGGTTTTCTAAGAATCCTATCATTTATGCATCAAATGTGGTTGTGTTATCACAAATTGATTAGTACCTTTTCGGCAACGGAATATAATCATGGGGATATTCTCCTTGAGGATTATTGCGATCCTTAACGGGAATCATTCGAGCCCAACTGGCATTAACCTCATTAAGCCAACCATATCCATTTTGTTTGTTATATTGACGAATAGTGGATAGAGGTGTGAAGAAACCATTGCCACTACCATCATAACTACTAGTTCCCCAGCAAATTCCGACATAAAAGTTTTCGTTCATCAGGCCACCGCCAGATCTTCCTGGTCGAGGGCTGTTTTCCGTGGTGACTAGATCTTTCCAACCACTACCCACATCTCGCATACCAATGTAACGAACATCATAGTGAGCAACTTCTCTCCCTCCATCACATCCTACGGAATTAAGCTGCATGTTCTCGGTGAGAACAAAATCTTCAGGAGCAATTGGGAAGTAATTTGGTTTCCAATCAGGTTTAAACCGCAACAAACTAACATCTCTCCCCCTACTGTTGCTGTAATATAATACTTCGGCAGGATATTCTTGAGGTTGATCTAGTTTAATTTCGTTATGATACCAAGTTTGAACAGTGCATTGGCTATTGCGACGTTTGCCGTTTTCGGCACTCATGTTGCCTGACCAAAGATGTCCACAGGATTGAATGTAAGCATAGTTATCTTCGGGATTATAGTATACAATGGTTCCAGAACCAGAGGCCCCACTTACCTTAATCTTTAAGCCTGCGGATAACCAATGTCGATATTGAAGATCCCTTTTTTCAATTGGTGATCCACCATGAGCAATAGCGGCAAAAGGATCATCACCCACCAGAGGCATGTTGTCTATGGGGTTGATCTCTAAATCGTAAACTATATTTTGATGTGAATGCGTTAGTATTAGACAAATACAGGTAAACGCCAAAATGCATCCCGCATACAACAATTTGTTCATAACCCCTCCTAAGATACTACATTATATAGGTTGAAATTATGTTAAACTTAAGCATCCAACATCTCATTCACCTCACACGGAAACAAAGATATGCTCTTCATGCGGGGATAGAATTAGTAGTAACCGGAATTTCTGTACCGGTTTGGTATATGGATAAAGCCACATCGGAACCAGCTAAAGAGGTTTTCTGTCGGTACACTATTAGTAATACCAAAAAAGAAACACCCATTGTCATTAGAACACATGGATATGATCTAGCTTTACCTTTTAGGAAAGGCAAAGTTTTGGATATAAGCGACGAAGAATATCGAAAATTGATATTCGATGCCCCAGATAAATTGGATGAATTATACGAAAAATGCATTCCAGAAATTTCTTCCAAAAATCTATTGGATCTGTCAGATGGCGGATCAACTCATATGAGCTATAGGGAACATAGCGAAATTCAACATGAAGGTAGAAAACTCCAATTAGTGCATTTTGTACAAATCAACGATATGGAACAACTTCAACACAGTTTAAGTTGAACAATTCCTTAATTGCAAGCCTATGCGGGCTGTTACTGAATTGCCAGCAGAGACTAGAACTGTTGTGCTTAGTGTGGCTGTGGCAATCAAATATCCTGTGTTATCACTTTTATCTGTCATGAACAAATTATTGACTGGACCCCAATCACCTGTAGTAGCTCTAAATGCCACAATTGGGCTGGTTGCTACGAAATGAGTCCCCTCAAAGTTGAGCGAGAAATCCCCACTAGAACTAACAGCTTGTCGCTCATAGCCACTTCCCGAAGGTTCTCCAGCCAAATCATCCATTGTATCTGTGGTAGCAATGGATGTGCGGTTGTCTAATCCTAAATAATAATAATCTGGTATGATGGTGCTGACCGCTCCACCCTGGAATGCTGCACGAAGAAGATACTCTTCACCATCTAAATGCAAAACGTTTAGGATGTTTCTTTCTTCCCAAAGAATATTGCCATCTGCATCTCTATGCTGAATTTCCAAGACTTTCAGTAAGCCATTCCAATTTACTTTATTGTTCATACCCTATATAAGTATGATATGATAAGATTCGGAAAATGGCTTGAGAGTTTAGCTGGCCCTGGTGGTGGTCCTGGAGCAGTCGAGAATCCAGAAGCTATGGCTGCTAGTGATGCAAAAAGAGGTGTAGGAGCATTTCCTACTTATGGAGACAATCCCCCACCAATCGGCAAAAGTCCTACTAAAAGATATCTAGACGATAGATTCTATCGCAAAGCTATGCGAAAAAAGATGAAGAAATCTTAATTATAAGCTCTGTGAAAAAGCAGTTCTGGAGCAACTCTTCTTGTTTTCAGTAATCTTCTTTTCCAAACACACCAAGTCATCCACTTATCCTTGTGATCTTCACACACCACATCTTGTTCCCAAGACATAATTCTAGATTTTGGGAATTCATAGAACATTAAATCCAATAATGGTTTAGTGATATTCAATTTCACGAATGATCGCCAAAGCCATTGCTCTCTTATGGTATGGTGGAAAGATGAGTTCAACAACTCCTCTAAGAAGAAGTTGTAAGTTGTTTCCCTCATGGGATGACTGTATCCGTTATATGAAGTGTCTATTGCCCTTTCCCTGTAAGGCAATGGAATATGATCTGGTAGGATTACTTTGTCACTGATGAAAACCTCATCAGGATGGATGCGATAAACATGGGATTTAGGCAACCTATTTTCTTTGGATGATTCATCTAAGAACCAGTGGGTGATTGCAAACTGTTCTCCAGCCTTTTCAATACCCACCACAATTTTGGCACCCAGCCAGTGCTCTACACAAATTGTACAAGGAGGAGTGAAAAAGTTTTGGATTGTCTCTGTGCGAATCAAATATTCAATAGCTAGATTCATTCCCAGTCGTCATCCGTACTTACGTCATCGTCGTCATCATCGTCGCCTTCATACCATTCATCATCCTCATCATCATCGTCATCCGTGCTTGCGTCGTCGTCATCCCAGTCATCGTCTTCGTCATTGTAGTAAGGATTTTCTTCATCATCGTAAGCATCGTAATTAGCCTCTTTGAGCCACTCAGGCATATATTGATCTTTATCTTGCATGGTATGATCCTCCATCTGAACTCAGGTATGAGTATATTAGAATGGACTTGTTAATTTTTAACAAGTCCATTCTAATATTTTTTCAGCGTAAGACCTTGTATCTTAACGAACAACAGGATTGCTGTCTAGGTCTAGTTTCTTCGACCGGACAGGTGCGTCTTTCTATTCGTACTGAAGTGTGTCCATTGGCGTCACACTCTTTGAAGAAATAAGTGACGAGCTTACCGTAGATTTGCTCCCATTCCCACCGTGGGGAACCCGAAGTAGCATTACTGGGGGCATCACAGCTTTTATCTCCACCACAGCCACAACCGTCATTGTTTTCGGGCTTAAAAAAACGAGTATATTCAGGTTGGGTTGGTCCCTGTTCGATCATATTGCCTCCTTAAGAAAAATGGGTTCTCACTAATTTGCCATCTTTAATCTCAAAAGGTGTACTGGGATCATCGCTAACACTATTGGTTGCATGTAGATAATCCACCATGTCTTGAGCCGCTGCAATGGCTTCTTCATCAGAAACTAACACAGCATCGATGGGGTTGCCCTCATCGTAAAGATACATTTGCTGGTGAGGTATTTCCAATTCCACATCATATAAAGGATTGGGATTGGAAGTAGATTGGACTCTCATCATATGGTCGGAGAGTTTAATGTTTAATGTGCTTTGAGTTGTTACGATGTTATCTTCATTGTCACATTCTGGTGCATTAAGCATCATTAGCTGTGGCCGAATAAGATTTCTTTTTCTAAAGACCCTTTTCATAATTTCTTGATATTTGCTTTCGTGTTTTGTTTGGTCAACCCATAACATGGTCTTTGCTACGGATTCATAAAATCGGACATTTATTCCTGCATTTTGAGAAGCTTGAATAGCCCTAATTGCAACAGCATTTCTAGCATGTCGCAAAGCTTCTATCGGACTCATGCTTTGTTTTTCTACATTGTAGATTTCTACCAGTAAATCATAAAAAGCACCCAAGAAAATCCGTCCAAAACTATGGCACTCGGCAGATAACTTGTTGTGTGGAGCTTCTTTGGGCAATTGATTGGGTGGAATATAATTGAATTTATTCAGTGCTTGACGCAAGCAATTTTTGTTGCGACCACTCTTTGGTCCAGAGAATTTGAAAATTGCTTTGCCCACATGTTCTGCTAATTTTGAAATAATGTTAGGTGTTTGCATGGTACCGTTGGTTTGCTTGAGAGCCGCTTGTAACACCTCATCATATCCCATAATATTGAGTATAGCAGTCAAGTCTGCAAATGCTTCGTGGTAAGACCACACTTCTAAAGCCGCAGCAGACCAAGTGTCTGGTCTCAAAGCATCTAAAATAGCATGTCCCAATTCATGTGCCACAATATCAGAGGATTCCGCAGTAAAGATCGTGCCTACTTTTGGATGTCCAAACATAAAGAACTGTAAGGATCTTCGGTCATAGAAAGCATTTAAATCTTTTCCTGCAATTGGGATTACTGTCAATAGGTTCACAGCAGCCCAACGATTCATTTGAAAAAACTGTTGGTAATATTGTAGAGTGCTATTAATTGTGACAAAACAATCGGCTGCTAAATTGTGAACGCTCCCTCTAGGAAACCCACCACCTGCGTACCCCTGTACTACAAATCTTGGTGTTGCCACAGGTTGTGGTTGCGGCATTACTTTAATAAAATTAGGGGTAGTCATGTCGTTCATGACATATTCAATCGGTTTATCGTTGGATTTTATTTGTGGTTGTGGTCTTGACCCTGGCCTTGGTCTTGGTACAGGGCGACGTGGAATCTTCCTTCTACTCATAATTACCTCCTACTCTATATATCCTTAACAAGGAGACGAACCATGAATTGGAGCCAAAAGGAAAAAGTCATTCGTGAAAAACGAACCATTGAGGCTACTGGAAAGAACTTTATGGGGATTACTGGAAAGATGGGCACAATTGCCAAAGTTTTAGGTAGTCCCATTATTAGACAGGGTAGTGGTATGATGGATGTTAGTTACATGGAAGATCCCTTTGAGGTAATTGAGTCTGAGCGAGAAAAGACTATGAGTGGACAGGATGGACCAGAGATGTGGCGAGACGAAATTCAAGAAATGGATGATGCGGCAACACAGGACGAAGGCTGGGTGTTTGATGGTTTAAGTCGTGGAATGCATCTCGAAATCAAATTTTGGCATTATAATCAGAAACTTGAAGTCTCTTATAAAGGATACGAAGTTTACAAAGAAATTGCTGGAGAATTATATGCGTATTTCCCCCTAGAAGAGTGGGAAGACAAAATTGACCGTTTGTATAAGACAGCCAAAAAAGATGCTAAAACCCAGCAAAATAAAGAAGAGGTGACAATTGGAGAAGACATCGAACGAAAAAAAGAAAGTTTCTGGCGAAACCTTCAACGCCGTTGGGGAGTGTAAAAATCTAGGTCTTAGCATAGATACTAATGCAGTTATAGATCGTCTTTCTATTAAAACCCACAGGGAGGGAGAAATGGCTAATAAGCATCAAGACCGCTGCCCTTGCTGTAATGGCGAGAACAAAAAGGTAGAGAATATTACTCTTCCCGATGGTCGTCAAGCAGAGCGACACATTTTTAATGACGAAAATGGCAACGAAGTGGTAGAAGTTTTCGCAGAGGAACGGAGACCCCGAAAACTCGAAGAAAGAGTCCTTCGAGAACGAAAACAAATTGTAGCAAAAGAGACTCGGGAAACCATTCAAGATGGCGAAGTGACTCAAGTTGAAGTGAGATCACTCGAACCAGAAGTGCCACTACAAATTCGAGAAAAAATTGGTGTGGCAGATCATGCCAAAGTAGTTGATGGTGATTATGTTCGTAAAGAAGAAATCGCTCAGTTGATTTCTGATGGTGTAGTTGCTGGCGTAGAAGCCATGATGGAAAACATGGGACCGCCAGAATATGATTACGAACAACCGGAACAAGCACCAGTTAGGGAACCAGCACCAGTGGCTCAAGAGCCTTACCTGAATGCCCAAGGTGTAGTAGCCAAAAATGTAGCTGACAAGAAACAAAAAGATACCTTGATGAATGCGGTTCTAGGTGTAGTTCTCGTTGCTCAAGTTCTTTTCTTTGGCTATATGGCTTTTGTAATGTAAGAAAGAAGGAAAAAACCATTTGGGAACATTATACGCTGTATAATTTTCCCTCCTATCAAACAAACGTGGCTCCTCAAAAGAGGAGCCACGTTTGTGTTAAGACTGAAATTCGAACACCTCGATTTCAATATGTCGGATCGGAGGGATTGAACGAACTCTTCAATGACTTGTCACATCTCAGTGAGCGGGACGAATTTTGACTTCCCACTTTACCACATTCTCTTCGTCAGCATAGTCTGACATGTTTCTTTTAAATTCCCTTGAAGCAGCTTCATGAGCTTCTTCTGGAGTGTGCCCCAAGACTCCTGGTAAATTAACGATTTTTGGACCAAAACCTCTGTGCTCAAAACTTACCTGAGCATCCCATTCCAAATAAGGGGCTGGATTACAATCACAACTTTCTGCTTCTTCTAAAGCTTCTACCATGTGACGTGCAATTGCTTCTAAAGCATTTTCCCCTTCACGCACGCCCTTTTGTGAATCAACTTCCCCATGTATTTTGATGTCGTGATTGTTCCATTCATACTCTCTGATTTCCTGTAATCGTTTCAAAAACTTCTCATACATATTGCATCTCCCTTAAACAAACAAAGCCCCTTGCGGGGCTTCATTTGCATATCCGTAAAAGGAGGCTTAAGCCCCGTCATGGAATATGGAAACGATTGGGAATCGCTCCAGCGTTGTTCGGCGAGGATCTTTCATGGATGTCCGAGAAGACATTCGGAGACGACTGTAGTCTCCCCAGCGAGCGATACGATCCCTGCGATAACTTTTCACCTCACTCAAAGCGGCGTTCACTGTACGAACTTCGTTACCGCATCGGAGTTCATAACCTGTGATCGTGGTTGAGGTCTCTTCGATGATTACAACAGTTCTCCGTACTGGATGACTGTGTGTTCCCTGGTAATAAAATCTTGCTACCGGTTTCTTGGAAGCAATCTCGTATACCTTTCTCTTTTCTTTAGTGGTGGTCACTGTAGACTCCATTCTAGTTAATCTCCGTGCTGGTATTCCAGCAACACTTGCTCATATAACTTTGTGGTGTATTCCACATCTCCCAACATTGTGTTGGAAAATCGATTATCTGTCAAGGGCACTTTGAAAAGCAAATGTTTCTTTAAGTAAAGTGGCAGTTCGGGAGTGGAATCTTCTTCTGAAAATTCTATTTCAGCCATAATAAAGTAGATCTGATCTTCACTGTAGAACACATCCACTTCCCATTTTTTATTAACTCCACCCACAAACACATGTCGGGTTTTTGCTATTTTTGAGGTCGAAACCTGCCAAAGAAGATTAAAATCTATGTAATCAATTATTTGATTGATCTCAACAGTCCTACCATCCACCTTCTGTTTTATGGTAGAATAATATTTTTGTCCGTCTGAACAGAATTCGCTTCGCACTCGAAGGTTCATCGTCTCAGATCGGGCTAAATAACCTTGTTTGATCCGAATTGATTTGTGCGGTTCCTGCCAAGGCAAAACTTGGGTTAAGATGTCCTTGGATAAAACAAATTTGATTTCATGTTCAATTGGCATAATTACTCTTCCATAATATCGAAAAAGACAATAGTCACTTCATCTGAAGAAATAAGATGTGAATAGAATCGATACATGATTTTCTTCAGATCATCCAGTGTAGCCCCGCCTTCCATGCGAGCAATTTCTTCAGTAAGAAGTCCAAACATAGTATAACGAATTTCAGTTACAAAAACTTTTTGTGTTAAAAAACGCCCCTCACAAAGCTTGGATGGATCAGTAGACTCAAAAAGAAGTGGGCCGAGGAAGACATCTCTACGAC